ACTCGGCTTGATCGGCAAAGCCGGGGCGTGGATGAGCCTGGACTACATGGAACGGCACCTCGACCTGATGGGCGTCGACAAGTGGAATGATGATGCCATCAAGAGGGTCAAGACCCAGGGTGGAGAGAAGCTGTACAAACTGCTTCAGGACAACCCCTCCTGGATTGCGGCGCTTGAGTCCGAAATCAACGTCATGCTCCACCCGTCATGAAAGTCAAGGGCTTAGACGGCAGGACCTACACTTGGTCCTTCACCGGCAGATCTCATTCGGGGGCCGAGTTGGCCCCTCTCCGTTCCGGTTTGCACGGCCGCGTCCGGACGATCCTGCGCAGGATTTATCCCGTTGACAGGATCATGGAGGAGGTCGGATTGCCGGGGTCGAACGGCTTGCGGGTGGACTTTTATCTGCCCCTGCGCAATCTGGTGGTCGAGGCGCACGGGGAGCAGCACTATCGTTTTGTCGCCCATTTTCATGGGACGATCATGGGTTTTCTGGAATCAAAAGCCAGAGACCAGAAGAAGTTGGACTGGTGCCATCTGAACGGCATCCAGGTGATTGAGTTGCCCTACAACGAGGAGGACGAACAGTGGGAGAAGAGGCTGAGGCAGTAAAGTCATCGTCCCAGTCGGTCGATGAAATGCTGGACAGTTACGAGAAGATGATCCTCCCAGCGGAAGACAAGGGCGCAATGCGCTACATCAACATGTCGCAGCACGAGCTGAACGCCATGTCCGCAGAGGAGTGCAATGAGGCCGCCGTCATGTTGACGAGTCTGGCTTTCCATGTCGCCAAAGCCTGCAACAAGCTGCGGGCGAAAATCCGGTATTGCAACGAGGCGATCCTCAAGTGTATTGCCAGCAAGACCGCAAATTATCGGTACAACTCGCCCGACGAAAGGAGGGCGTTGGCAATCCAGGAGGATGATTTCGCCAGCAACACGAAAAGGCAGGAGGTTTCCCTCTCCTGTCGTCTGGAGAGGATTGATTACCTTTCCCTGCGTCTGGAAAAGGTGGCTGATATGTTTGCGTCTTTGGCTGCGACCAAGAGGAGACAACAATGAGTGACAAGGATTTGCTGAAAAAGATGGCTCTGGCGATGGCGTCGGAGGACTGGGCGACTGTTGCCGAGGTGGCCAGCCAGATGGCTGGCAAGGAGACTACCCCTCCCGAGGTCGCTGCAAAACCGAAGAAAGCGCCCAAAAGCAAAAAGGCACCAGAACCTGCCAAGTCTGTATCGACCAACCAGTTCAAGGATGACCTGTCTCTTGAGAAGGGGCATATTGCCACCGACAAGAAGCTGAACCGGAAGATGCGCCCGGCAGCCCGCAGACCTCCTTCGCAAAACCAGAGGATGGTTGATGTGGTCTGTCCAAAGTGCAACAGGACGCATCAGGTGGCAGCCGTGCAGGCGGCGTTGCGGCGCGAGATCGATTCCGGGGTGGTTTGTCCTGGTTGTCTGAAGAGGGGGAGATCATGAATCAAGATCCGGCAGCAGAGAGGGCCGTTTTGGCGGCTCTTCTCAAGGGTGGGCACGAGGCATGGGTGGATGTCTCCGATGTGTTGTCGGCAGACTGTTTCAGCTGTGGCACCAACGCCGTCTATTACCGTTGCCTGGAGAAGGTTCTTGCCGAACCGAACTCCAAGGCAGACATCCCCTCCATTGTGTCGGCGGCTGGCACCCTGGGGTTTGCGGACACCTTCAAGTCCCAGGAAGAGCAGAAATACCTGCGGGCCTTGGCTGTTACTCCGGTTGAACCATCCAATTTGCGCAGGTTGGCTGCGCGTTTGGTGAAACTGCACAAGGCCAACGAATTCTCGGAAGTGATGAAGGAGTCGGCCCAGAAATTGGCCAGCATTTCCGGGGACGAGACGCTGGGCGAAATCCTGGGGATCGGTGAAGAAGCGGTTTTCAATTTCGTTGGGAGCCTGGGCAACCAGTCCGAAAGCCTGGCGCATATCTCCAAGGATCTGGACGAATACATCGACTATCTGGCCGCAAACCCGTCAGATGTCATGGGGATCAGTTCTGGTCTTCCCCAGTACGATGCCGCCATTGGCGGGGGGTTCCAGCGTGGCACAGTCAATGTCATCGGTGCCCGACCCAAGACAGGCAAAACCCAGCTGGCAGACAATATCGCCCTGCATGTCGCCTCCAAGCTGAATATTCCCGTGCTCAACCTGGACACGGAAATGTCCGCAAAGGAGCATTGGCACCGCATGTTGGCGAACCTAGCCAATGTGACCGTGGACGATGTCAAGAGTGGCAAGTTTGGCGCCGACGAGGTGAAGTCCAAGGCGGTCTATGAGGCCAAGGAGAAGCTGAAGAACATCCCCTACCACTATGCCTCCATCGCCGGCCAGCCGTTTGAGGAGACGGTCGGGTCGATGCGTCGCTGGCTGTACCGGCATGTCGGTTTCGACGAGTCTGGACAGACCAAACCGGCTCTCATTGTCTTCGATTACATCAAGCTGATGGACGACCGCAGCATCACCAAGAACATCTCGGAATTCCAGGCGTTGGGTTTCCTGATGACTAACTTGCACAATTTTGCGGTGCGTTATCAGGTGCCTGTCTTGGCTTTTGTCCAGTTGAACCGGGACGGCATCAACGCCGAGGACACAAGCACGGCCAGCGGTTCCGATCGCATCATCTGGCTCTGCTCAAATTTCAGCATCTACAAGTGGAAGTCCCAGGAGGAAATGGCCGAAGAGGGTGTGGGTCCGGACGGGGTCAGGTACAACCTGAAGCTCATTCCGGTGGTGTCTCGGCACGGCAAGGGTCTTGATGGTGGGGATTACATCAACATTCAGGGGCAGTACGAATATGGCAGACTCAAGGAAGGACCGACGCGGAACGGACTACTCCGAAGCAAACCCACGCGGTCAGGCTTCGACAATCCCCCCCAAGAGTCCGCAGAATTTTGAGCGACTGCGCAAAATAGCAGCTGCCGCCACCCAAAAGCTGGAGACTGTTCTTGACGCCCTCGGGCTGGAGTACAAGCCTGCCGAGAATTCCTTCTTTACGGCATGCCCAGTCCATGGTGGCGACAACCCGACCGGCTGTAGGGTTTACTACAACGCCTCGATGGGCTACTGGCAATGCTTCACTCGTGGTTGCGAGAAAGTCTTCCGGGATGACACTTTCGGGTTTGTGCGGGGAGCATTGTCCCGCCAGCGTTACGGGTGGGTCGCTGAAGGAGACAAGGTCGCCACGGTCGCAGAAACCGAGAAGTTCCTTTCGGCTCTGTTGGCGATTGCCCCGGGGGCAGACATACCCCAGGTTGACAAGAGTCAGCGGGAATTCGTCACGGCAACCCGGATCATGCAGGTCGAGAGCGGTCCCGTGGGCAAATGGGGGCGTGATCTTGTCCGATCCCGGATGGAGATACCCAGCAAGTTCTTCCAGGGGCGCGGATTTGGCCAGGAGGTCTTGAACCATTTCGATGTCGGCGACACGAAGCAGGGGCCTTTTGCTGGCCGCGCTGTTGTCCCCGTTTATGACTACACGGGCCGCATGGCCGTTGGTTTTTCTGCCCGGGCCATCGGGGACATGCAGCCAAAGTGGCGTCATTCCGAGGGGTTCTCCCGCTCCCGCGTCCTTTACAACCAGTTTGCTGCGTTTCGGGATGCTCGTCGCAACGGAACCATCATCCTGACTGAAGGCCCCTGTGATGTTTGGCGCCTTTGGGAAGCCGGTTATCACAATGCGGTGGCACTGTTTGGCGTTGCCTTGAGCGATGCCCAGCAAGTCCTGCTGGAGTCATCTGGAGCAAGCCGTGTGATCGTCTTCCTGGATGACGATGAGGCTGGCCAGATAGCTTCACAAAAAATCATCGGCCAGCTTTCTCGGTCTTTTCGAGTGCTTTCAGCCCAGGCTGGCAAGGGACGCGATCCTGCCGATTTGTCTGTCGACGAAATGAAAGAGATTTTAGGGAGACTCAAGTAATGCTGATAGGAATCGCTGGACGCAAGGGTGCCGGTAAAGACACTTTGGCCATGGATTTGGTGAGAAGTTCCTACCGCATCAACAGTTATTTCGGCGGCGGCAAGGTCTTCCATATGGCCGACACACTCAAGGAAGTGTGCATCAAGCTGCTTGGTCTTCAGGCTGAGTTGGTCTATGGCACCCAGCAGGACAAGGAAAAGCCCACCCATCTGAAATGGGAGGATATGCCCACCTACCCGCTGATGACGAATCCGAAACCTTCCGGGGTCATGAGTGTGCGGGAGGTACTGCAATATTTTGGCACCGAAATCTGTCGCAAAATGTACCCGAAAGTTCACATTGACGCAACATTGAACGCAATTGCGCAATACGAGGAAAAGTCAGACTCCAAAGGGATTTATGTCGTTGCCGACCTGCGTTTTCCCAACGAGTGCCAAGCCATCAAAGAAGATGGTGGAATCGTCATAGGTTTAACACGAGGTGAAAAAGGTGACAATCATACTAGCGAAAATGCTTTAGACGACTATTCTTTTGATGTGTTGATAGACAATATCGGCATGTCTCGCGAAGAACAGCTTGAAGCCGCCATAAAATCCCTGAGAAGGAGCTACCGTTGATCGTCACTTTTTTGCGATCCAGCTCAGTTGGGTCTTACGGGTGGTGTCCTCATAAGTTCTTTATCACAAGCAACTTAGGACACAAGGAACCATCCGGCAAAAAAGCAGAATCTGGCAATATTGTTCACAAGGCCCTGGAGTTGTTGGCCCGCAAAAAATTAGCGCATCAAAATAGAGAGCGAACTTTTTCTGATCCAGAAGTCGAAAAAGAGTTTGATACGGCCACCTTCACCCCGGAATTGGCTATAGAAGCTGGTTGGGATCACTACACCAACCCAGAACGGACTATTCATCCCTGGACCAAAGGTGATCGTAAAAAATGTGAACAATGGACTTGGGATGTCCTGCTGTTTAACGACGGCATGTTCTCTCCGGTCAATCGCAATGTTGTCATGCCAGAGCAATATTTTGAAATCACTCTGCCGCACGACTGGGCCAAGTACGAATATTCCCTGCCTGATGGCCGTCGCTACGAAGGCCAATTGATTTTGCGTGGCACGATGGATCTCGTCACCAGGGTGAGGCCTGGACTCATCGAATACATCGATTGGAAAACAGGCAAGCGTCGATGCTGGGTAAAAGACAAGGTAAAAGAATACGAAGATATGTACGAAGATTTTCAGCTTCGTCTATATCATTATGCATTGTGCGAGCTTTATCCAGACGATGATATCTTAATGACGATCTTTTTTGTGCAGGATGGTGGTCCTTATTCTCTCTGCCTGCAACGATCCGATCTGCCCGACACCCTCCAGATGATCCGTCGTGAGTTTGAGAAGATCAAAAGAGACAACGCTCCCAGTCGGATTCTTGACCGCGACCCAAACAATTGGAAATGCAGTCGCCTCTGTTCTTTTTTTGATGACGAACATCCAGAATCTGGTCTTTCGACCTGCCAACACTACAGGAACGAAATTGTTCAACTTGGCATCGACCGGGTTGTTGCCAAATACGCTCTGGGCGAACCCTGGGCTGGATATGGGTCTGGTGGCGGTAGAACAGAAAGGGTTGACGAAACCGCCAATCAAACCGTAGTATCTTCGGGAGTTGTGTCGTGACTAACTGTCATTTGAAAATCGGGACTAAGATCACATTAAACGAAGCCGAGCAAAGATTGGCTAAGTTCTTGGCAAAGTCCAGATATATGCAAAACAGGAAGTCCAACACAAAAGACGGCAAGGTGGGGCCGCAGGACTGCGAGACAACTGATCTGGAAGGAATCGCTGCCGAGATCGCTTTCTGCAAGATGACCAATGTTTATCCAGATTTGCAACTGGATGAACGCCCCGACTTCGACGCAACTTTGCCCTGTGGCACCACTGTGGATGTCAAGGCCACTCGCTATAGAAGCGGTCGCCTTTTGGCTGTCCCCGGCAAGGCCAACAAATCAGACGATCTTGATGCGTATTCGCTCATTGTGGGCGAGTTTCCAGGCCCCTATGAGTTTAGGGGCTTTATGAGAAGTGATGACCTCTTGCGGCAAGAGAGACTCACCAATTTGGGCCACGGCCCGACCTACGCCGCGGATCAGAAGGAGCTTGTTGAACAACCATGAGTCTTGCCAATTATCAGGTGGATGCCCGCACGACTGCTATCTACCCGCCCGAAGTGAAGGTGATCTATCCGGCTCTTGGTCTGGCCGGGGAGGCCGGTGAGGTCTGCAACAAAACCAAGAAGATTTTGCGCGACGACGGTGGAAGGATGACTGAGGAGAAGCGGACTCAGCTGATCGACGAGTTGGGCGATGTCCTCTGGTATGTCGCCAACCTCGCCACCGATCTGGGAGTGACCCTTGACGAAGTGGCCAGGATCAATCTGGCCAAATTGAACAGTCGCAAAGAGCGTGGCACCATCACGGGCAGCGGGGACAATCGGTGACCAAGCTGACCTGCTATTTGGATTTGGACGGGGTCCTGGCGGATTTTACCGCCGGGGCCATCTCCCTCCACAAGCTCCCGGTCACCCACAAGGATGTGGACTGTTGGGATTTTCACCACAAGCTAGGCTTCCAGGGCGACAACGAGAAGAAGTTTTGGGAGCCTATGGGCTTCGACTTCTGGGCCAACCTACCCAAGACCAGAGAGCACGATGCCGTACTGTCGATCGTGGAAGAGGTTTTTGGCGACAAAGTAGTAATAGCTACTTCTCCAGCATCAACGCCAGGGTGTGTTGAGGGCAAGATTGCCTGGATCAACAAACATCTTCCGGCTTATTCGCGTAGGTTTGTTGTGGGCGCCTCCAAACACCTCATGGCCAGTTACGGCAAAATCCTGATAGACGATTACGAAGTCAACACAAAACGCTTTTTTGAGCACGGTGGAACAGCTATTCTTTTCCCTAGGTTATACAACAGTCGTGGTCATCTGACTGTCAACGGTCATTTTGACAAGATGGACACCTTTCATATGTGGCTAAAGGATGCGGTGCGTTACCATAATTTTTTCGGGGATGCTTAGGGGTAGGGGTTGGTCTTTGTCTTTCAGGGGTGGGGGTTGTCAATGAGTTGGGTTCCGCTGCATTGTCACAGCATGTATAGCTTGCTTGATGGGCTTAGCAAGCCTGATGCTATTGCTAGCAGATGTGAGAAGTTGGGCTACAAGGCTTGTGCGATTACTGATCATGGCACGCTTTCCGGCGTCGCCGCTTTTTCCAAGGCCCTTCGCAAGAAAAATATCAAGCCGATCCTTGGGTCGGAATTTTATCTTTGTTCTGGACCCGCACACGACAAGCGCCCCGAGAATGGATCGCTGTCGCACCTGTGTGTGTTGGCAAAGGGCGAGGAGGGATGGAAGAGACTCGTTCAAGCCTCGAGCGACTCGAACGACCCCAATCATTTTTACCGCAAGCCTAGGCTGGACTTGGAGTTGCTGGCAAAACATGCGGACGGCAAGTTCATCGTTTTTTCTGGACATCCTGGTAGCGACCTCTGCAATGCCTTGTTTGAAAATCCCAAAGCTGCGTATGGCTGCCAGACATATGAGCAGGCCAGGGCAATGGTGCCTTCCGACTGGGAAAAGCGCCTTCTCGCAGTTACAAATCGATACAGGAATCTGTTCGGGGACAAAAATTTTTGGATTGAGATCCAAGCTGTCGATCAGGACAACCTTCCGGCCGCTGCCGTGACGGTCAAGGCATTGCGTCATTTTGCCAAGAAATACAACATTAAAACGCTAGCTACTCCAGACGCCCACTATCCAGCCAGCGAAGATGCTGCGGATCAAAGAGTTCTGCTTTGTTCTGCTATGCAAACAACTCTTCCTACGATACACTCAGCATTATCCAAGCAAGAAGATGTTTCTCTTGGTGGTTTCTTCAGGTCTAATCGCTATCATATTCCAGATTTTGATGAGGTGAAAGGCCTGCACACGCCTCAGGAAATTGATGCGTCTCTGGAGATCAGCGATTTATGCGGGGATTATGACATCCTTTCCAAACCTCAGCTGCCTGAGTTTGCCTGCCCCAACGGCATGAGTGCCGACGAGTATGTGCGTCAGCTTTGTCGTGAAGGCTGGAAAAAGAAATTGAAGCACGCTGCTCAGGGCACGCCTGAATTTGTCGCCTACGGCGATCGGGTCAAGAAAGAGCTTGGGGTTATCACCGAGGCTGGGTTGTCTGCCTACTTCCTGATCGTGTCTGAATATTGCGATTGGGCGAGGAGCCAGGGGTGG